AAGAACCAACAAAGGAGGTTCAGAATGAAGAGACTATGGAAGATACTGGTGAATCAATGGAAGAGGAGCCAGAAAACGAAGAGAGCGTATCGGAGGCTAATGAGGATGAAAATGAAACAACTGAAGAAGCAGAACCCGATAGCGAAGAATCTGAGGACACCGAGGTACAGACTGCAGAGGCAGGAGACGAAGAAAAGGTATCAACGGAGTCCGAGAAACAAATTGAAATATCTACAGATGTTGGAGGAACTACAGTAGAACTTAAGAAAGTTGAGAAACAACTTAGCAAAATTGATAGGATGTTAATTCAACCAGAACTAGACTCCTACGAGGAGGTTGAGTTTTACGAGTCTAAAGATATCTATCAAGATGCTAACTTAGAATTATTTGAGAATCAGGTGGATTTAGGATCATACAACGTAACTATATACGCTGGTGTTACTTTATCCGCCTATTCTATCAATGATCCTATGCAGATATTTGAAGAAAGAATGGATTTTTTGGCTAGACAAAAGGTGTCGATTATGTTAGAATTAAAAAAACTTAGGGGGAACTAATGAAAATTATAGAGAAACTTAGTACATATGCCGCATTGCTTGGAGTTATTGGGGCTATAGGTGGGGGCTTTTACACATGGGGTCAGTTCAACACTAGACTTGATGCAATAGAATCTGCACCAGCTGTAAACTTATCACCCTTAGTAGCAAAAGATAAAGAACTATCTGGTAAGATAGATGAAGCATTACTATATGCTAATGAATATAAAGTAGACTTAATAGACAGAATTAAAAAGGTAGATGATAAGATTGTACCTGTAGATTTAACAACAGTATTTAAAGACATAGCTAAAGTCAGAGAACAAATGGCTATGATTAACATACCTAATATTGATGGACTTAAAAAAGATATTAAAGAAATCAAAAAAGCTTTAGGTGAAATGGAAAAGAAACTTGCTGTAGTAGCAAAAGAAAACGAATTACAAGATATACTTATAGAAGAGATGAAGACTAGGGCTAATAACCCTTTGGCTAATTAAGACCTAACGTCTCTCTTAATCTTAATTTTTCTGCGATTGTTTCCTGCTTGCCTTTCATGATGGCATAGTTAGGATCGGCCGCTCTTAGTGCATCATCAAACTTTCTATTTAGATCTGGTATAAACATTTTGGTAGGATTGTTTTGATTATGTTTCATAATATCCTTATATATCTTTTGTATTTCAGCATTGCCTTCATTAATTAAACTACCGTTTCTATTCTTACCACCCATAATTATTTTTATATAAGCATTTTCTATTCTTGCATTCATTCTTTGTTTAAATGTATTCGTTGCTCTGTCCATCTTACGCATTAAAAATAATGCTTCTCTACCTTTAGATATTTCTGTCGGTGTAAATCCTAATAGTTGTTTTAGCGTAGTGACTGCAGTTATATCATCTGTTACAACAGAACCATATGATGAAGTTATGTAGCCTTCACCAAACATATAGTCCATACTCTTAAGAGGATTTCTAATTCCAAGTGGCAAACTGTTAACTATTACATCACCCCATCTGCCTTCTCTAAATCCAAGGCTTTGTAAATTATTAAAGCCATCTATAAATACAGAACCTGGTGCACCTAAGAACTCTTCTGCTCTTGCACCTGTGTCTACACCTGCAAGTGAAAGTGCTGCTCTGATCTGCGTAGACCAGGGGGCAACTCCAAAACCAATACGTCTTTGTACATCAATACCCATATAAGAACTAATTAACCCAGACTCTAATGCTTCTATCGCGGTAGGACTCCAGCCTGCTGAATATAACATGTTTCTAAATTCAGATCTTACATCCGCGTCTATTCCTGTTTTGTTTCTTTTAACTAAGTTGTATATATCTTCTGCATCTTCACCGCCTGGCAATCCAAATAAACCGCCTGTAATCAGCATCATTAACATAATACGAGCAAATGCACGGCGGCCTACTCTATTTTGTAGCGCAGTTTTATCTGCTGCCATTCCAACAGGATTAAGTAAACGATATAACAATCCAAACATTTGACTAATGTATGTCATAAACAAAGCAGGTAATGAACCAAACCCTCTGGCTAAAAATGGTCTGTTTTCTTTACCGTATACACCAAATGTTTCTTCAACCATAAATCTAGCAAAAGCTTCTGGTGTATTGCCGAATCTATCTTTTTGGTTTTGATAATCTAAATCATTACCATACAATAATTCTGCATTTTCTAATACTTTAGGATCTTTACTTGCTAATCTATAAGCCGCCATAAAAGCTGTTATACGTGAAGCAGCTTCAAAAGTATTGAATGCTCCACCTACAAATACATTTTCAAATTTTCTAAAATTTTTTCTTGCAGCTGATTGAGTTCCTACTTGAGTACCGCCTGGGCCTGGCACGATGCCAGCCTCTTGCATAGCTTGCCCTTGTTTAATTGTACCATCTGCTACTGCTGTAAATATAGCGTCTTTTAATCCAGGTACGTCATCAAATACTTTGTTAAAATCTAAAAAAGCATCTTCATATTGTCGACCAGAAACTTTAGCCATGCTTGTTGCATCGGCTATAGCTTTGCCTAACTCAACAGTAGTAGCTTTTGTTCCTGCCATTTGTGACAATAAAGGCCCTGTAAATTGAACTAAAGACATTGTTTGTAACATAGCTGATGATATGTTACCACCAAGATACCACCAGAATCCCATGCGTCTAAAGTTAGCCCACTCTTGTACAGGATCTTCTGTGTAATCAAAGAATGCTTGTGTTGCTTCTTGTAAATTGTTATCTCCTTTAGCTTGTGCATCTTTTATTGTTTCATTATAATGATGACTTATTAATGGTTGATATCTGTTACGTGCTATTGCTTCACTGGCAGTCATTATGTATTGCATTGTCGCTCTTGTGAAATCTGCACTATAACCTGGCACACCTTCTAGTCCTACACTTCTGTCTCTTGGTGTTCTATATGCACCGATTGGAGTAATGTCTTTATCTAAACCTTTTGCAGCTAACACTTGTCTCATTTCTTTCATAGCTTCTTGGAATCTTCTTGCATTTGTATCTGACATAAACTGTGATAAATATTCTATGGATACTGTAGGCCCTGCTTCTTTTATTAATCTTCTAACTTCTTGAATAGTCATTACAGCTGGTTGACTCACAGTTGCATTGGGATATTTTGCAACGAGTTGTGAGCGTTTGGCAAGGGCTTTTTTCATAGCCGATCTATTTCCTAATGTCTCTGTGCCTATGTTACCTTCGAATGTTTCGTACCATATAGTTTTTCCATCATCATCTTTTACTGTAATAAACACATTACCAAATCTTTGTAATGGTATATATGGTCTACTCATGTAACCTTCTGCTATACTTGCTTCCGCTAATAATTTGTTAAGACCCGCGTCTTTATTACCTAGTAATCTATTTATTATTTCTGCAAACTCTCCTGTCACCATACCTCTGCCTATCATTACATTTGATAAACTGTCTACAATAAATTTTATTTGTTTAGTATCTACATTCTCTAAAGCATATAGCTGTTGTTCTCTTGCAAGACTATCAAACTCTGCTTTATTTAACAAGTTTATTGTGCCCCCTTTTGCATCAAACGATACTCTAATTTCATCACGTAATCTAGGAAAGAACGTACGTATCACATCCAATGCTTCAGTTAAATTTTCAATATGATCTCTTGATATTGTAGCTTTTAAATCTTCTTTTATTAAAGTTGCCATGACTAATTGATGATCTTTCATAGCCATAGCTACATCACCTGTTAAAACTACAACTTCTCCTGCTACTACATCAAGATCTGACGCACCACCATCTGCAGGTGCAACAAACACTAGCTCACCATTCTCATTAAACTCTGGGAACTTGCCTGTCATCTCCATGATAATGTGTGCTTTGTTCATTCTTTCATTTGCTACAGGATCTTTTTTAACTTCTAAATATCTTTGTTGTAAAGTAGCAGTTAAAGACATTTGCAAAGATCTAGACTTAAATATTTTATTCATAACGTTTGCATACATTAATCTAAATTTTGGATATACTTTAGCATATGATCGTGCGTGTCCTAGCACTCTAGAGAAGAATGACATCTTTCTAGGAGTTGCTTGTGAACCTGGTTCATACGCAGTCTCACCATCTTTAATTGCTTTTTTCATTTCGTTGAGTGTAGCTCTTTTTTCTTGTCTGTTCATTCTATTAGAAGGATCTTGTATTTCACCCAATTCATATCTAATTGCAGGGTTGTTAGCAAAATTGTTAATATAAGGTTTAGTAAAATTGTAGTTAGAAATGTTACCTTGCAAGTCAGGCATATTCATAAAACCTTCGTATACTTTTTTACCCATCATGTCCGCTATGTTACCAGATTCTGTTGTGCCCCCTTGTGTAACTAATTGACCTTCAAATAAATAATTAGATAAAAAAGTTTTGTTTCTTATATCACTTCTACCTGTTTTATTATTTTTATATGCTTCAGGATCTCCTGTTCTTTTAAATCGTACAGCTACAGGTATCTTTGTGTTGCCAGTATTTAAAGCTTTAATTGTAGTTACTCTGTGTCTACCTTCATGTGATACAACTCTACCTATACCACCTGTTTCGTTTATTTCTATTTCAATATAAGGCACTCCAAATCCTACATTATCCAGGGCTTGTTCCATCATAAAGCTTGTAGTTCTTTCAGTGTAGTCTGTTTCTACATCTAATGGTGGTACTAAAGCTAAAAATTGATCTACAGTCAGCGGCATATACATTGACGTATAGGGGGCAGTAATATCTATACCTCCTATACCTGCTCGACCTGTACGAAACTCTGGTTTCTTACCTACTGGCGATGTAGTAGTTGCATTTTCTAATCTTGTTTCTAATTCAACTCTAGCTTGTAAAGGCTTCTTTAAATTTTTTATTCTTGTTATAGTTCTTTTTAATTGTTTAATCTCTTGTTGTTCCATAGGATCTCTGTTCCTAAGAGGAACAAGAGTATCTTTAGTAGCCTCCTCAACATAAGCTTCTGCTTCTGCTAATGTTCTAAACCTGGTATCACTTAAAAAATTTGCTATAACATTTTTTTGAAACTCTAAAATCGCAGGATTGTCTGATGCTAATCTATTACTAGAAACTAAAACACCCATAGGATTTATGCCCATGGTTTTTTCTATATTAGCTACAATTTTTATTTGTTCTGCATCAGCTCTGGCTTGCATTCTTTGTCCGATGATGCCAGTTTGCACTGCATCAAAAATGTCGTAAGCATTGTTAAATCCATTTTGTTTAAAACTAAAACCAATTAAAGATAAGAAAGCTTTTATTCTATCAAATAGTCTTTGTAATACAGTTCTATCAGTTGTGTATTGTTTTGTAAAAGATTCTTTAGGTGGGGATTTACCTATTTTTAAAAATGCTTGCATTGCTTTAGCAATGCCTTCTTCAACTTGCAAAGCTTTGAATTGTTCTGGTGTGTATGACGGATAATTTTCTTTAACATATAAAGTTTTTATATCATAATCTTCTATAAAAAATTCTTCTGAAGCTTTTGTTAATACTTGCCATTCTTGTTTTGTAAACAATCCCATGCTTTTTAAAGCGTGTATGGCTTCATGATTTAAAGTACTAAATGCTTTGTTAAACATTTTAATTTTTTGTTCAGGAGTTGCTTTGTTAAATTTATCTAAATCAAAAGCAATGTGAATCATACTTAAATTTATGTTAGGATCTAACTGATCAGAGCCACTTATTAATCCCTCATCTATTGCAGCTTTGGCTCCTCTATATGCAGCACCACCCATTGCTTTTTCTGGTAAGAATGCACCTACAGTACCTGGGCCTCCTAACATGTCAGACGCTGCGCTATTCATCATGCCAATATCTACAGTCGCTAATCCTAGTCTGTTTGCTTCTTGTCTAAACACTTCCATTATCTGAAGTAAATTAGCATATACTTTTGTTTGTATTTGAGGATAATCACCTTTAGATCTTTCATCAGGTTCTTTGTTAAGCATTGTATATTGAGAATAAATGCTTTTCTTTTTAAACTCTGGGGTTGTTTGATTTAATTTTTTACGATACTTATTAATAGTAGACTTCATAGAACGCTCAGTAAACTCATTCCAATTTAGTATAGGTTCTATACTCATAGATTCAAGCATTTTATTCATTTGTATTCTAGACTCTAACACTTGTCCTAACATATTTTGATATACAGGTAATTGTTCGGTTGCATTTTTTCTAACAATAGGATCTTCTGATTGAAGGTTACGTTGTAGGTTTACTATAATATTGTCGTAAGTTTTAAAAGCAGTAGGTGATAGTATAGGCACAAGCGAGAACACACCCTCTGGTGCTAGACCATTTATTAACACATGCTCGCCTGTGTTTCTAAAGTCTGCTAAATCTTTTTTAGCTTGTTTGTAACTTTCACTTAGTCTGCCGTATTGAAACTCGGCTACTTTTATTTTATCTTTTAAAGCTTGTTCTAATTCTTTTAATTGTGGATCATTTATTTGTTTACGTTTCCAACCGTCTCTATCTAATTTACTTGCCAACTCTAGTACAATTCTCATTCTAACTTCGACAGGTTTATCGTAAAGATTTTCAAATGACATTTCTTCTGTGTATGTAGATGGATCATATTTAGTTGCAGGTATTAATCTATCGCCAGACAAACTTGCTTTTTCTTGAGCAGTTAGTGGTTGGTTCTTAGTTATTTTTTCACCAATCTTTTGTTGTACTTTAACTGGGCCACCCAGTATATCTGGTATAGAACTAAATCTAGTTCCATTTCTTAATATACTATCTAATAATCTTTTACCAGATGACTCTGTTTTATTTACAGGATTTATATTACTTCTAATTCTTTCGTTGACATAGTTCTGCCCCCTTTCGCCAAAGTAACCTAAGTCTTTTAATTGTTTGTCTTGCTCTTCAGATATAGCAACTTGATCTGTCAAACCTTCTGATTGTTCTGCAAACTCTTGAGTTCGCCAGAATGGTAGATCTTCTCTAATAGCTTGTTCTAATTCGTTGTCTGGCACTCCATCATACTTTGCATATGTTTTATCTAGTTTAGGTATGTAATCTAATAAATCTTGTTCCCTATCTTCTTGCGGCGTTGCTTCAAATGTTTTTCTTTCGTCTCTTTGTAGCTCTCTATCTGCAATAATTCTATTAGCTACATTACGTACAATGGTATCGTCACCTTTTAAAAATGCAGTTACATCAGTTTCTTGTGCAGTATTTAAATGTCCTGTCTGCACCATTCTTCTTTTTAACTCTGTGTGTTTTGTTCTTACGGCATCATTTAATTTATTGGTAGTTGCTTGTCCATCGTATGCAAAATTTTCTTTTTGTTCTGGTACTTCACCACCACCCGAAGGATCTTCTACTACATTTACTTTACCAAGTTCGTTAGGTCTTAAGAAAACAGTAGCTGGTTTAATTGCATTTGATTGTAAAACAAAAACAGTTTCAGGCCCTTGGCCTTTTTGTAATTCAATATTAGCTGTACCTAAAACTTTAAATGTAGGTTTGCCAAACATTCCTTCTAACTGTGCTTGACGTTCTTTATCTATGTCAGCATTGTATTCATTGTCTATTGTAACTGTGTTGCCAATGTCAAAGGGGGCAGATTGGATTGGTTCTTGTGCTGGATCAGTGTTTAATTCAGCCCCCAGTGTTGCACCCTCTAATGTATCTTTAGTTACACCACCCATTCTGTTTATAACTTTTAAAGCTTTAATACTCGGATTAACTGTACCAAATGGCATACCACCAAAGAAACCAGCGGCTGCTGCTTCACCTAATTGTTTTGCAAATTCTTTATTGTTAAACATGTCATCAAAACTTTTACCAGCTTCTATTCCAGCTGCACCAGTTGTTATTGTTTCTTGTATTGATTCTGCCAAACCTTCTTCAATCATAGTTTTTGGTACTTCTTTTAAAAATGTACCAGCTAATTTTCTATACTTAATTTTACCATCTGCAGTTACTAAACCTTTTAATAAACCGTTTCTTGTTGCTTTTGCTGCAGCTTCTTTACTTCCAAAAGTTTTAATTAAAGCAGTGGGTATACGACCAATACCTAAAGATTCTGCAGCTGCGTATGGTATAGCTGCTGCAACTGATAACGCTAAATTAGGATCATCTGTTTCTTCTGATTGTGCTAAATAAGATTCACCCAAACCAAACATAAACCCACCTAAGTATCTTCCTGCTACACTGCCTGCTACAGCACCACTATATGTACCTAGTCCAGGAGCAAGCAAACTACCAGTTATTGCACCAACACCACCACCTACAAAACTTAATAATAAAGTAGGAAAACTAGTAGCTGCCGCTTCACCAAACTTTTCTCTTGCATATTTTGTAAAAGCAGCTAAGTGGTCATCATCATTTATAATTTCTTCTATTGTTCCTACACGAGATAATAACTTACCTTCGTCATCTACTTGATACATAAGTGCGGCTTTGTCAAACATGTATTGATCTGCAGCACGTTTGGCTTCTTGTCTGGCTTCTTCGTTTCCTAAAAAATCATTAGCAAATGCTAATACGCTTTGGCCTACAGATTTTGTACTAAGCCAACCTTTCTTTAAACCTGAAGTTAGGTGCCAGTCGTCTAAGTTATCTAATTCTAATTGATTAACAGGTTGTAGACCATACTTAAAAGCAAAACCTTTTTCTGCTAAAGTTTGTTCTACGTAATCTGATTTGAGGTATTGGTCTATTTGGTCTTGAGTAAAGTCTGCAGGAACTGCAATACGTGGTGCCTCTGGCACTTCTTCAAATCGAATATACTTTACTTCTTCTACCATAATAACCTACAATGTATACAGGACTCGCGTCCTTAGTTATAGTTGTTACTGAGGTTTGTACGGTATGTCAGAGCTTGCGCCAGACGTACCACCCAGTTCCGCAGTTATCAAACCTTGAACATCTTTTATCTGTTGTATGATAGTCGCGGTATCTTGATTAGCTGCTTGTGCTTGTAATAACTGTTCGTTTAAATTTTTTAATGTTTCTGAATAAGATGCTAAGTTTGCAGATAAACCTTTGCCTCGTAACTTTTCACCAATGTATGTAGTGAAAGGTGGAGTGCCAGGTATAAGACCTGCTGCTATAGCTTGTTGTGATAAGTCTTTCATAGCAGTTGTATAATACTGCATAGGATTTGCACGTTGTCTTGCTAATGCTACATCAGCCATAGCTTCAGCTTCTGCTTTTCTTTTAGCAATACTTCTTTTTTCTCCTTGTTCAGAACCTACAATTAAATCTCTTGCCAAACTTCTAGCTTCTCCAGGTTCTGTTGGTCTACTAATTTGTGCACCTATGCCACCAAGTTGGTCAAAAAATCTTTGTCTAGCATCAGCATCTGTTTTTAATTTTTCCATCATCTTACCAAAAACACTCATGTTTGCTAGTCTATCTTTTTCCGCTTGTTCTGCATCTTTTTCTTCTTTTTTCATTTTAAACGCAGCCAATTTGCTTTTCATAAAGTCATCCATTCCTGAATCAGCTACTGGCCCAGGTGGCAATTTTGGTAAGTTTTGTAGAACAGCATCTCTAAAATCTAGAGGCAAATCGTCTATTGACATATCTGGAGTAAGTATTCCAGTACCTTTATTTTCTTTTTTATCAGCCATTATTTAAATATACTCCCATAAATGTTAGCACCTTGCATACCCATACCAAGTAATTGACTTAGGAATGGTGCAGGTCTTTGACCTGGAGTTTGACCAACAGAAGTTGTTTGTTGCCCAAATGGCGCACCTCTAATAATATCAGATACAAATCCAAGTTGTTCTTTTGGAAAGTCTCTTTCTTGTAAGAAGTCAGTGTAACCAATATCTATTGCTTGTTGTTGTTGACCTCTTTGCAATCCACCGATGCCTTGTAAAGTAGATAGATCACTTTGTCTACCAAGTTGTCCTCTTGATCCAATCTTACTCATAGCATCTGCTGATTTTAATTGTTGACCTCTATCAGTTTGTGCTGCTTTTAATGCAGTCTCGTATGCTGATGCTTGTGCTTTAGTATATAAATCACCTAGACCTGATTGTAAATTCTTTTGTCTCTCTGCTTCTAATACTGCAAAACGTGTGTTATCCAATCCACCTGCACCGACAGCTTTAGCTGCTATGTCTTGTTGTTCTCTTAATGATTGTTCTCTTAACTTACCTGCCGCTACATCTGCAACGTTAGTCATGTAATCTGTCATGTAAGGACTGACTGAAGATAAAGCTGGAGCACCTGATGCTGTTGCCGCTGTGTATGCTTGGTCTTGTTGCAAACCTGCGATACCTTGCATATCTCTTGCTTGTTGAAATGCGTCTTGTTCATCTTGAGTAAACCCTGCAAGTCTTGGACCAGTGTAAGGTATAAAACCTTCTCTAGCCACATCCATAGCTGAACCTATTATTTGTGCTGTTGGTTCTGCTATATACTTAGGTATTTCAGTAGTGCTTATATTAGTTGTTTCTACTGGTGGTGGATTCCTATCTCCAAACATGAAATCAAATATTCCCATTATGCTACTCCTCCATAAATTACATTTCCATCTTCATCAAAAAATTCATCATCTTCTTCTCCTAAAAATTCTCTTCTTCTTTTAACATACTGTGCAAAAGGTTCAAGCTGACGCTCAGAAGTACCTTCCAATGCTCGTTTCATCACATCTCCTATGTCTGTAGAAAATCTTCTACCAACAGGAACTTCTTTACCTTCAAACATCATAGTGCCTGGTACGTCAAACATTCCTGCATATTCACTTTGATCTTTTTGTGCTTCTTCTTCTGCAGGTTTTTCTGCCATCGCAGGTCTGCCCCCTCCTTGTTGTGGTCTGTCACCTTTGCTTTGTGTTTTGTCTCTTGCTTCCATTATCTGTGCATTAAATCTTTTTATTTCGTTGTATCTTTTTTTACCTTCTGGAGTAGATCTATTTATTCCATCTGTTGATAGCATCTGCATTTTAGACATGTCTTCTAAGCCACCTGATGTTTGCGGCATGCCTACTACTTTATAAAAATTTTCTGGATCAAATCTTTTAATTAAATTAAAGAAAGTATCACGACCACCTGGTATGTCTCCTAATTTTTTCATGAACCCTTCTCTAGTTAATTCTGTTTTATCTTCGTCTCTATACATTCTTTCTTCTTCGTCTTTACCTAATTGATCAGCTATAGTTTTAGCCACACCTAATAAATTAAAATCTTCAAGACCTATGTTACCTGTTAACGGTTTAAAGTCTTCTATTAAATCTATTACTTGTTGACCATATTTATTTTGTTCCAAAGTCTTATAAGGATCTGGTGATGTAATAACATCTTTTGCAAAGTCGTCAAATATATTATACGGATCTTTTTTATCACCTTGACTTGCTATAGCCATAGCCTGTGTTTGTTCATCTTTAGTTAGATCACCAGACTTAGCTCGGTCTACATAATCTTTTTCATCTTGACCTGCTTGAAAAGCTTCCTTTTCCTTGTTAGTAAATGTGTCAGGAGGTTTAGTGTCTGATGGCATATTGCTACCTGCAATGTATGCCCCCTTTGATCCACCAAAATCGTCTTGTTTTGGTGTACTAGAACTACTGTAACCTGCAAAATCTGGATTATCATCTTTATCTTTATCATAGCCTGGAGGTCTAAAACTTGGAATACCAGCTGGTGTCATTTGACCTGCACCACCTAATAATTTAAGTACGCCTGCTTCTTCAGGATTAATGTATGCTAACATCTCTCCTTCTGGCGCGGCTTCATTCAATGTTTTTGCGTTATCTTTTAGCATGCTAGCTTGTGTCATATTTTCTATGTCTTCCATAGAAAAACCTTGTTGTAATAATTTAAGTATGGTTCTAAAATCTGAAGCATCTAGCTTTACTTCTTCCATGTTTTCCATGGCATCCTTCATAAAACCAGGCATTTCCTTTTCTTCTTCTGGTAATTTGTACATACCTCTAGTGCCCTTATTTATCATTTTATTGAGCAATGCTGCTGCTCCTTTAGGGGCTTCTTCGTTTCTCATTATTATATCTCCAGGGCTTACGGGGCCTGCTAGTTTATCCATACCTATAGCCATATATGTATATTATACTCCATTTTTATACGAATGTAAAGGGGGCAGCTACGCTCCTTTTATACTATCGCTTATTTCCATGACAGAAACCAAGACATTTGCTGGTTGTACTGAGGTATCTATCTTTAATATGTCAGCTGATTCCAATACAATCGGCCCATTGCCTGCAGCATCGACTGTCTTTTTAGTTGCGAAATCACTAGATGTAAAATGATTTATGGTCTGAGTTGCACTAGCGCTTGAGTCTGTTACTTTGACATCTACTGTGCCGCCTCCACCTGTGGTGTTATGAATTGTAAATGTTTTGACTATGGCTGTAAACTGTATCAAAGTTGTAGAGGTTGGACAAGTATATATAGTCTGATCCGAACCTGTTGTTGTAACAGATTTTACTACGTTCTTATACTGTATAGCCATTAGTTTAGAAACCAATTCATTGATCGTTGTTGATCTTGATCAGCGATCTTTACAGGTATCTCACCTTCTGAAGCATCGCGTAATCGTAGAATATTAATCAAAGCATCATATGTTCTAGCGAATACAGAATTTTTATTTCTTTCTTCGTATGATAACTCTGGGTATACTCCCTTACTAAATAAACTCATTATCTTGTTCCGTCTGCCTGTCCTTCAGCTCTCCAAGTTCCAAGTCTCCAAGATGTGTCTGCTGCATCTGAAAAGTATTTAACTTGAAATGATCTGCCTCTAGAACGTAAATTTAATTTGGTAGTGGATGAAGTTAATGTAAAAGGTCCTTTGGTTGTTTCAGTTCCATTAGGATATCTTTTTGATTTCATCTGAAATTTAATTTGAGAACCTGAGAAGAAAGTGGTGTCTGGTATTATACGACTCATAAATATTAAGTTATCACCATTCTCATCGCCAGCAAAGAATCCAGTTTCTACTGAAGCTTCTAGTGCTGATGTATTATCATTGACTCCGTTCTCATGCTCAAATACATTACCTGAAGAATCTGTAGCTAATGGGAACTCTTCTATATCAGAATCTGTCCAAGCAGTTCTAACTAAAGAACCTATAGCCCAAGTATTATCCACGTAATTATAAATTACATAGTTTGTTATTTCTGTACTAGTTCCTGATGGATAGAACCACCATACTTCTTGGAACTTAGTATTGACTGCGGCAAAAACTTTTTCTCTTTGTATGTTGTTTATATTATCAAACACTGTAGTTCTTACAGGACATTCTAAAGTTTTAACTGCACCATCGTAAACATAAAAGTTATCTAGACCCATCCAGTATGCCAAACCTTCAACCATGCCAGGAGCTTTAGGTGCTAAAGAACCTGATGCTTCACTGAGTTGTTGAAAAGAAAATGTAAATGGTGGACCCACAAATTGCATACTGTATAAATCCCTATCAGTCCAAACATACATTTGACCACGACCTTTTGTAGCAGAAACTATTCTACTGCCTGTGCCTAATTTTTGTGAACCAGATGTATTAGTTATATCTGCGTTCCATGTAGATAAACTTTCTTGTGAAGAGAAACGAATTGTTGTTTCATCAAAATCTGTAGATCCTTGTGGGTTACAACCAAATACACAAATGTGTCTGTCTGGTGTAGATACTAACACTCTACCAGTTTTAGTTGGTATCTGTGTTGCGTCACCACTTAATGTATTAGTTACATAGTGTGCTAAAGTTACACCTCTGTAAGTAGAAGCTCCTGCCAAAAATGCACTAATGTCAAAATAATATATGGTGTCTGTGCCATCTGCTGTAGAAGCTATTACGTCTTCACCAAAAGAATCAAATGACCATACTCTAGGTTCCAATACGATACCCGCTGCTATTGTTCTAGCTGTGCCCCATGTAGACAATGCGTAAGTTCCTGCACCCCAACCAAATCCTGTAGTAGCATCTGATGGTCCGTTGTTTGTTAAATATCTTACTGTGACTGTGCCACCACCTGATGTAGATCCTGATGAAGCTGTGCCTGATATACTACCTGTGCCCCCTGGAACTGCTGTTATGTTATAACTGTTAGCTGTTAAAAATTCTACAAAATATTCACCAGCTGCAATTGTAACTCCGTCTGTAGTTCCTGATCCTACAGATTCTATTACTACTCTAGATTGAGGTGTTGTACTAGTCACTCCATGATTAGCATCTGTAACTGTGACAGTGCTACTACCTGTTGATCCTGTTGTAAAAGGATTTGACAGGGTTTGAGTATCTGTTCTAAAAGGTGTGATGTCATAAATAGCATCACCAAACTCCATGAAAACATGCGTACTTGTGCCGTAAAAATTAAATTTCTTACCAGTAGAATCTCGGTGATTGAAGATAGATCTACATACTCCAGATAAAGTAGTGGAACTAAAAGCTTCTCTTTTTACCCAACCACCTATTTTTTCAGGAGCACCTTTTCTAAATCTTATCTTGTCTGAATCAGTATATCTTAATCCTGCTTGATAATCCGTAATGTCTGTTACAACTCCCGCAGGAGCTGTTAGTTTGACCAAGGGCATAGTTTTCCTTCGTTTAAATAAATTAGCCCTTCTAATTTAACACGTTTTTACCTAATATTCAAGCCTTATCTACTGCAAAATTGTAAGCTAAAGTTATCCTAGATTTATCTAATTTGTGCTGTTCAACTGCATGGTGTATGTGACTTCTAAATATTAGCAGTTTTCCCTCAATAGATTCATGTGTAATATGTGCATACGGATCTTCTTTATTGTATTTTAATTCTACCATATCCTCTACTGGGGATTTAAACCAGACTTTACTACCACCTTTTGGTGATTGTAAAAAGTATATAGCTGATAAAGCAGACCCTGTATGTATATGAAACTCTTGAAAATCTCCTTTGCCATACACATTAAACCAAGCATTCTCAGGTGCTACATTAGAACCTATGTAATTGCTGCCCATATATTCTGCTACTTTACTAAATACCCATTGATGTAAATCTGCAAATGCTTCATCTTTTAATATATCGTAATCAGTATGTATGGTATTATAAGTCTTATTTGCTAGCCAACCTTCACCTCCAGGTTTAGTTTTTTCTTTTACTTCTAAACATCTTTTAACTAATTTATTTTTGATATTTTTATTATCTTTGTTAAGACTATAACCAATGCCTGTAGCAAAAAACTTCTCTGTTACTACTTGCATTTCATACCACCTACTGCTACTTTTTTATTTAGTTTAGATTGTAAACCCTCGTGTTGTATATCTGCATCGAATACAACTAGTTTACCTCTTTTAGGTTTTGTAGTTATTACTTCATCATCTCTATAAAATACTGTGTCACCATCAGAATCATTTAGATAAAGTATAAATGATTTGTCTTCGTGTTCTTCATGGTTGTGACGATCTTGATAACCACCTTGAAAGTATTCTATTAAATGCATATGGTCAAAGTTATATTCTTCTAGTTGCAATTCTTTAACTAGCTTTGAATGCAATGTAGGATACAAAACATTGCCAGTTTGATATCCGTTTTGTGTTTTATTTTTTGCATTTCTTATTTCTAATATTGGAGTTCGAGCTTTCCAATATTCTAATAAATCTAACAATTCATTAATTAGATCGTTGTTTTCTATACGTGTTACTTTAATCATTTTTAAAATATTGAGGTAATCCTAAGAATGGTCTTGTATCATAAATATAATTTTTATCATCTGTAAAATGAAAAAATACTTGTGCACAATCATCTCCTTCAAAGGCATCTCTCCAGTGTTCTAATTCACAACCTCTGTACATTAGCATGTCTCCTGGATTTAAATTTACCTCTACCCCTTTCTTATTTTCTTTACCTGATGGTTCTAAATAAATGGGCCACTCATCTCCTCCTATATTCATCGTTGTAGAAATTTTACACGATGGTCTATCTTTATGTCTTTTTAAGACATCCCCCTTTTTATATATTCTATAATACGTGTAAGTAGAATACAAATTTAATTTACTTTCTTTTTCTAATATGGGTCTTATAGTTTTTTCTAATAACAAATCAAATATAGGATCACCATACATACCATATGTTTGAGGTACTTGCCTATCACCAAATGATCCATGATCTACACTAAAGTAAGTTATATATTTTTGTTCAAATTTAAATTTAGCAATGTTTCTTTGCAGTAACATATAATCATAAAGAAAGTTAGCAAACTTTGTATCTATTGCATTTGGTACAACTAAATAATTATCTTCTACAAAACTCATACAAAATTCTTTCCTCTCAACCACGCTACTGCTGAGTATCTAACCCCTTTGGTAACTGGCATAACTTTGTGCCATAGAAATGAAGGAAATACTACAAGGCTTCCTTTTGGTTTTATTTCTGAAACAGTTAACTCTTCTCCTGGTTTAACAACATTTGCGTTGCTTAACATAAAACTACCACCTTCGTATTCTGATGGATCACTTAAAGATATTACAACTGATAACTTTCTAATTGTGTCACCATCTGAATTAAAATCATAATGCCAATCATAATGTTGTCCTGGTTTGTATTCTGTAAATTGGACTGCTTCAGATTTTTCGTACTGAAAGTTCCAACCAGCATTTTTGTTAGCTTCTGAAACAAATGGAAATATTAAACCATATAACCAATCTTCATCTATCCAAGAGATGTTTGAATTTCTAATTTCTAAATTTTGTTTAGCTGGGTCTGTATTGTCACCAGCTAATGCTACATCTAGCTTCTTATCTTTGCCTACTTTTATTATATCTTCACAAATATTGTTTGGCATGGCTTGATTAAAATACCAATAATTATAATTTAATATCATATTAACTCCTTACTTTCAGGCAGATATAAATAATCTATCGCAGATTGTTCAACTACATTCTTTGCATCTCTTAAAGTTTGTACAATAGGATAACCTGCCATATTGAATGAAGTATTAAATAATATTGGAATCTGTGTTAGGTTGTAAAATTCTTTTATTAAATCATAAAAGTTTTTATTTGTTTCTCTTTGCAGAGTTTGAACTCTACACGTACCATCTACATGTGTGATAGCTGGTATTAAAGATTGTTTAGATTTGATTACATCTACAGCATACATCATAAATGGTGACTCAGTTTGCTTACCTAAATCAAACCAATCTTTTGCGTACTCGTACAAAACTGTACCAGCAAATGGTCTAAACCATTCTCGTTTCTTTACTGTATTTACTTTGTCTTTACCATTAGGATTGGCTGGATTGTGTAATATACTTCTATTGCCTAATGCTCTAGGACCTGATTCAGATGCTCCTTGAAACATAGCAATTATTTTATTATCTGCTAATAATTGTGCAACGTCTTTATGTGTTACGACCATAGTATATATTCTCCTGTTTTCTAATTGTCATATCTTTTGTCTCACCATGATATAACATCTTAGCTGCTCCCATTGAAGTTCCTGCATCGTTAGATAAAGGTTCTATATACAAAGAAACATCATCTGGTAACGATTTCATTATATCATAATTGGCTACGCAATTCAAGAAATAACCTCCACTCAAACAAACCTTTTTTGTCTTGGTTTTCTGTACCCAATCTAACACATATTTTTTTACATGCTTTTGAGTTTCTGTTTGTAAGGCATATGCAAAGTCTGCTCCAGCTTGAAAGTTATCTCTAGCTAAATCCATGTATGGATAATTTTTGTTATTAATAAACATTTTAGTTAGATTGTCATCTATATAAAAAAGTCTATTATTTAATTTACCATCTGTGTATATTGGCGGAACGCATTCATTAGGTTTGCCATAACTAGCCATACCCATAAGTTTACCAGCGTCCATATGTGCAAAGCCAAAAAATTCAGAGCTATGTCCAAATGCTTGAGCAGGACTCATGTGATTACTGACATGCATTCGACTATCTATATCTACTTTGCCTTTTATTTCTGTGGGATAACTTATGTGTTTTTCTAACAATTCAAAAGATGCTGGATAAGAACCTTGAAATACTGAAGTATGTTCTCTGCCATATACTCTTTGACCATCTAGTTTAAAGTAAACTTCTGAACCCATACCATCTATAACTATACATAAAGCATCTTCAAAACCTGAATTGTAAAAACTGCAAGCAGCATGAAGTTGATGATGATGACTACTTAAGTCTGTAGTTTTGAATGGTTTGAATTTAAATGAGCGAGATAAATTATCTACAAGATGTGTAAATATATCTTTACCTTCCCAATAATCTATATCTTGTTTAGAGAAAGCTGCTATACCTAATCTGTCTATATGATCTACATACTTGGTTATTTCTAACATAGCATGTATAGGAAGACAGTCGTACTTTATTTTTGTTAATCTTTCGTTTTCTAAATGTAGTAAGACTTCACCATCTTTAACTAAACAGACAGAAGCGTTATGATTACGATTTATACCTAAGCAAATCACGGAATAGTTACACCAATAGATAATTTTTTATCTGTTGTTTTAACCACCTCGTGTCTTGTAAATCTAGGAACTAACAAAGTATCATTAGCTTTTAATGTAACTTCTTCTCCAGAAACTAACCAATGTCCTGTTCCATATATTTGTTTAACGACCACATCAAAGTCGTGTTCATGCGTAGTGTAACTTATTTTCTGCCCCCCTGGCTTGGCAAAAACAAAGTTTGCATTTACTGTATCACCTACTAATTTTTTACAGATTAAATCTAATTCTCTTAATTCTTTTGTTAAATCTAACACACTGTTTAACACAGTCATAAAACCGTTGTCGTAATACTTCTTCCATTCTTCATAGACAAAGTAACCATCGTAACTGTAAAAAGGAAATACTAATATACCACTGCTATTTAATATTTCTACACCGTATTGACCCCATGGATATTTTAAAGGCCATCGTTTTCTTATTTGCAAAAGATCCAATACATCATCTTCCTGTAACGGAATATGTAAGTCTTTTAATTCTTGTTCTAGTTTATTTAAATACACACACTCTCCTGTAAAAGAGGGGGCAGTTTCCCACCCCCAGTGTTAGTTTAGCCTGATGTTGATTTCCATCTTCCTGCTTCAATTCTGTCGAATACATCTTTTTGATTCCACATACCTGGAGCTATGAATGTTAATCCTGGAACAGCAGCTTCATGTATTACTACTTTACCGCTACCTCCATCTCCACCGTCTCTTGGTGGGGAGTTACCTCTTGGGTGACAAGCAGAACCTGCTCCACCGCCACCTCCGCCTGTATTGGCTGAAGCATCTGATCCGTTTGCATCTGTTCCACCAGCACCAGCTCCACCTGGGCCAGCAGCACCGCCTGCTGTGTTACCTTTTACAGTACCACCTCCGCCACCGCCTGCAACAGTAGCTGAATAATTTCCTACGTTAAATGGTGAACCGTTTCCACCGTTACCACCTCTACCTGGTTGAGATCCGTCACCGCCTGATAGACCAGCGCTACCAGCGCCACCACCTCCGCCAGATCCTGAACCACCAGCTGGGCAAGTGTTTCCACCTGTTCTATCTCCACCTGCGTTACCTTGACCTGGTGCATTTGGAGATTCACCGCCTGCAGAAGAAGCTCCGCCTCCGCCTGATCCTCCTTGTTGAGGAGGGGCATTAGAACCGCCACCACCGCCTCCGCCACCTAAAGCTGTGTATGTTGTACCACCTGCTATAACGACAGAGTTACCTCCTGGAGATCCTGCACTGTTTTGTACACCACCTGGAGTACCAGCTCCACCAGCGCCTACAGTTACAGGAACAGCATCCTGAGGAACTGCTACTGCACTATTGCCTGGACTGTTGGTATTTGCACTATTAAAGAGAACGCCTCCGCCTCCTCCACCGCCACCTTGACGGTTGTTGTCAGCTCCAGCACCGCCGCCGCCTCCACCAGCAACAATTAATATGTTTGCTGTATTAGAAGCTTGGCCTGCTTGAAATGTACCTGACGAGTTAAATTGTGTAGTAGCTGCTGCTTGGTCTTGTGCATATCTAGTTACCTGAGATGGGCCTATTATCCCACCATTGTCTTTTGCAAAAGATGAAGAGCCTAAGTCTTTAGTTATTGTATTTACGCCTGCCATATTTACTCCTTATATTTTAACCCATTCTAAATTAGATGCATCCCAATAAACTTTAAAATCTCCAAAAACAATATTGTCTTCTTCATCTAAAGAATCTTCAGGACACTCACCTTCCCAACGAGTTTGACTTTCATCCCAATATCTATACACATCTTTTTGATCAGCTGTACCTTCTTTATAAAAAGTTGTGTTAGGTTCTGCAACTGGTGAATCGTATATTTTTGTAGAAGTATTGAATACCCAAGATGCAAATGGTTTTGGCATAATCCATTGATTATACGTATCGCTCCATTCACCACCTATGCCAGCTAGAGTTCCAGCTTCATAAGTGCCGTCTTTACTATAAGATTTAAAACTTACTATATTGCCATCTGGACCTGAGCCTACGATGGTTTGACAAAACTTTGCACCCTTTGATTCATCAGGTGCATCAGAACTATCAATTACAATAGTGTTTACGACTTTGTTGGAAGAATCCAAACAAGCCCAATATGTATCTGCCATATTATAACTCGCTTAAATTAATCTACTAAATCTTCGTATGATATTAAATATTCTAAATCGCCACTAGCAGATGCTCCACCTTTAATGATATCAGCTTCTTCTAAATAGAAACCTGTATCTTTACTTATTAAAGCTAATGTAGAATCTGCAGGTACTGAAATAGTTTTTGCAATATGTCTATCATTTGATCCATCTGATCTTACTGTCATTGTAACGTCTGCAGCACTTGATCCATCAATATTAGAAATTAATATAGTATTAATTTTATAAACATGATCCGCTGCGCAAGTTAACAATGCAGTAGTTGTTGTAGTGTCCAATGCTCCAGTAACAACTTTACCGTTGATTGTAGCTACGTTAACTATATTTGGTACAGCCATTGTATATCCTCCTTATTGGTTAACCAAAGACAATAGCCATTGCTATTGCTTTACCTGTTGTGAACAAAGCAGTTTGTCCATCCAACAAATTTAATTCAGTAGCAGTTGATGTAACTAGAGTTCCCCCTAATTTTAAACCACCACTTGATCCGTCGTGTGTAGTAATATCTACAGTTACGTCTCCGTCTCCAGATGTATGACCTACAATAGCCATACCTTTTGTAACTGTTCCATCTACTTCTGCAACATAAAAGTCTAATCCACCTTCTTCACTACCCGCTGTAGCGTCTACTGCTTTACCTTCAATACGTGCAAACTCTTGATTGTTTTGATCTGAGTCATCTGCAAAGAAAGTAATAGTACCAGAAAGGTCACCATCTACACCAGCTGCACCTCTATCATTTATAAATTTTAAAGATCCTGCTGTTGCACCATTGTTTGTATTTTCAATGTTAATAAACGGTTGACTTGCTGATGAAGACGAAGCAGTTATGTTACCGCTTGCTGCAAGTGTAGTCGTTTGTAAATTAGCTAATGCGTTGTGTACTTCATCTGATCCGTCTACATAAATAGCCATGTCTTTACCTGCTGGTAGAGTTACTGTTTGAGCAGCACTACCAGCTTTTAAAGTTAGGATAGAGTTAGAATCATTAAGTACGAAATATGTTTTTTCTATGTTTGGAAAGGTAATGTTTTGTGTACTACCAGCTGAACCAGTGAATACTAAAACTTTATTACGACCATTTTCATCTGCATAAGATGTTGGTTCTGTTGTAAATGTTAAACTTACCGCTCCTGAAACTGCAACTGTAGCGATACCATCTGATGCGTCTTCGATACGATTCCAGTTATCATTTGTTTGTGCGCCCCAGGTTCCGTCATTCTCACCTGTTGCCATTAATCTTATACCAAGATTACTCCATGTTGATGCCATTGTCTACCTCTACGCTATTCTTAAAATTGCTGTTGAAGCACCCGCTGCAGGAAATTCTACAGTAAACGTACCCCCTGATACAGAAAAGTCTGCACCGAAATCTATAATCATAACAGCGGAGTTACTATCATTTGTATTATAAATGATTGCACCTCTTGTTGTAAACGTAGCACTTGTCCATGATGTATCTGCAAAATCTGTAAATGCTGTTGTTCCTGATGTGGTTGGATTTACATTTGTTAATGTATTTCCCCCTGATGAATAACCAGTTCCAGTCGTTTCGTCTGAATTACCAGTCACGTCAGAGTAATTAGTTGTTGCGGCACCATAAGTTCCTGAGATGCTAGCATTAGCTTTAAACAACGCTATTTTAAATGCATCAGCTCCGTTATTAAAATCATGATCCCCTTCGAGCAACTCCTTTTTAAAAGTTGTGCAAATTGCCGATGTTAAGCCTGCCATATTTTATCCCCTTTTATAAGTTCCCATTTCACCGCTGATAAATTCATCGGTTCGTTTTCTTGTTTGTTCCTGTCCTAAGAAGGTCTGTAACGCTCTATCATATAAAGCTTGATACCTAGATCCTTGGTCAGCAGTTAATTTCATAAATGAAGCTGCCTCTAACAACGATCCATACAGTAACAAATCAGGAGCATAGTCGCCTAAATAACTATTAGCATTAGAACTACTTAGCCCCGTTGGTAGTATAGTATACCCTATTTCTAGTGTATAGTCAACATCTGCACGAGGAGAAAATAACCATTTCATACCTCTATCTGAAGCTGAATATGCCCCCTCTCCGTAAAGAGCATAGAACCTTGGAGTGCCTTGTAGATCTGAAACTCCTGCACTAAAATTCTGTGTAAACTCTCTTACAAATGATTGATCTTTTTCTTCTAAAAATTCACCTGTTAATATTTTTATATATCTTGTAACATATAAATCTTGTGGTAAATCTAGAAATGTATTATTAGCTGATAATGTAGTTTCAATAGTTTTACGATAAGCTGATATATCTGCCTCCCTGAATATACGCATTTCTGCAAACTCAATGCATAAATCTATAGGCGCTACACCAGATCCAGTGGCCGCTGTAAACTCAGCAGCATCGTTTTCTAAGAAATCTTGTATTGCTTGTTTAAGTTGTACGTATGTTAGTGCCATTAATCGCCCCAATCTCCTTTACCATATTGTCCTTGTCCATAAGGTGATTCATCTATTACAATGTTGATTATACCTTGTTGAGCTGTCATTGTCAACGTATCTTCACTAGCTCCCCATACACCATCATCATAAGCTTGTTCACCCCAACCACCTACTCCTGGAGCTGGTGCACCTATGCCAATTTGTACTTCACCAATGTTTGCTTGAACTTGATCTTTACTAAATCCAAGATCGCCCCAAGCATTTTCACCCCATGAAACGCCTGATGGTGTTCTATCATTTTGATCTAGTGGTACATTGAAGTTTAATACTACTCCACCATCTTGATCAACTCCATCACCTAGAATTGCTGAAGTTCCTTCTTGTGATACTACAGCACTTATCATTGGTACTACAGTTCCTTGTTGTGCAGTTGTTGTTATTTCATCTCTAGTATAAGGGAATGCTCCGTATAAATCTTCACCCCAAGAAATAGAAGTCATGTTAGGATCAACTATTACTGGTATGATAACTGTACCTTGTTGAGCAGTTGCTGCTAAACCTTGTGCATCTTCTTGACCACTTATGTTAACAGTTCCTTGTACCGCAGTAGCTTCTAATCCTTGTGCTTCTTCTGTAGGATTTATTATTACAGTGCCTATTGCAGATGTTGCAGCTAGACCTGATACAGTAACAACTTGTGGAACAACAACTTCGTTTGCACCATGTTGTGCAGACATAGATAAACCTTGTGCTTCTTCTGTTACTGATATTTCTACTGGTCTTAAAAATGCACCCGCAGCAAATGATACTTTGCCATGTAGAGGTCCTAATCTTACTGTTGTAGTTTGACCTGCTAAATCGTTATCTGTTCTAGGTTTAAATAAAACATTACCCCTAGCACTCTTTAAATATTTTTGTGGTTCTAGTTGTGGGTGTTTAGGTGTGAACTCTGACTTGTCAACACGCATACCTGTCCACTCGGTACGTGCATTTTTATAAGGTCTTTTAAATCCTGTACGATCGTCTATGAAGACCGCATGTTTACCTTTTGCGTATTTAGCCATTTAGTAAACCTGTGGTTGTACGTAGAAACTTACTCTCTCCCTATCCTCATCTTTTGCTTTGGCCCAGTCTTCATCATAAAAAGGTTTTAATACCTGCAATCTATCAGGAGCTTTTTTCATAGCTAGCTCCACTGCTAAACCACTAATCAAAGCTGGTAAATATCTTTTTGGTATCTGTGGATTTTGTGAATACGTAGCAGATACATCTTCTGGATATTTAATTGACCAAGCAACAAACTGATAATATGTTTGATCTGGTATTGGCCATAGATAAATTTTATGAGTTGCTGTACCGCTTGATGTGAATTGAGCATTTCTCTCTACAGAAAATTGAACTGGTTTACCTGTATCACTTTTTGTTGGTATTTGTAAATATTCGTCAAGACTTATTCTTTCTAAAGAAATGTCTTGTGGGCTACTAGCATCGGAGTTATCCCTAATTACTCCATCTAATATATCAAGATGACTGCCTGCACTTACTGTAATATGATCTTGATCTTTAGTCATAGCTATTGTTTCTAAGTTTAATGTAAATAAATTTACACCATCGTTAACCCATTTTGTTAATAATAGGTTTAAAGAACGTCTAGCTGTTTTTAAATCATAACCACTTTTAGTTTCTATTCCACAACGTTCATACGCTTCTTGTATTATTTCAGCTGTGTCTAGATTAAAAGTATGTGTACCAGAAGTGACCATCTAGTCCTCCTATCCCATGAATACTGTTTTAATTAACCAAACAAATTGTGCAAAAACCATAACGCCAACAGTCCATATAATTTTCTGTATACTATTAATTGCTTTTTCCATGTGCCATAAATCGTTACTCTTGATAGTATCTATCTTTTGATTTAACAATTTTAGCTCACCTTTCATTTCGGTAATCTCTAGTTTATTGTTTATTTCTTCAGACACGTTATGCTATAAATGATGTAAGACTTTCCATCTTACCTACTTCAAATTTAGCATAAGCACCATTTGGAAATAATACTCCTTCATCTGGAACTGTGATATCTCTAGTTACAGTTGCTGAAGCTACAGTTCCTACTTTCATCAAGTTGGTTCCTGTTGGTGATCCGTCATTAAATTCAACCGTACCAGCTGCTGCATCATTTACAATGTATGCACCTTTTAATCTAATACGTCCTGCAAAAATTACGTCTGCTGCGCTATTGTTTATACCTGCAGAAACGTTTCCTGCGGCTGCACCACTAGCAGCAATTTGTGTTACTGTTTTAAAATAACTTGAACCAGTTGCAGTACCTGCGTTTGCCCCTGTTATAACCTCTGTTTGTGCGTCTCCATTTACGTCTGTGCCTGTAACAGTGAATGTTATACCACTGTCATTACCTGCACTTAAAATAGTGACAATTCTTCCTGAAGATAAAGTTACTGATCCACCATCTGCTAAAGCTCCACCAAGGGTTAAGTTTCCTGCACCACTTACTGAAGCAGCACTAGAAATACCATCGGCATCTAAAGCGGTAGTATCAGAGATAAACTTTGATCTTGTATCTGATTTTCCAACCATGTTAACTCCTTTTAATTGTTATGAGGAGGTTTTTACACCTCCCCATATTATAACATTATCTTTCTACTGCTGCAAATACGTAATCAATTGTCATTGATTTTGCTGCGGCTTCACCGTTCTGAATACCAAAAGAAATTGTCAGTTCTTCATCATCAGGTATATTTGTTAGTGTAGTTTCTTCTGCTACTAATGCATCATCAATAAATATTCTTACTGAACCATTTCCGCCATTACCTGTTGGGTCATAGTGAAATGCTACTGTTACGAATGTATCATCAGAGATAGTTGCTACTGAAGAGTTCGTAGTCGCAGTGTTGTTCTTTTCAATTAAATGATCCATAGTTGCTGCACCATCTGCTTTGATAAAGAAAATACCATCAGTTGTATCTAATGGAGTAGTATCTGTGATACCTAATCCCATTACAAAATCTGATTGTGTTGCGTCACTTACTTTAAATTTAGCTTTAAAAAATAAATTTTTACCAGCTACGTATTTAAACGCTTCGCCTTTTAATTGTAAGAAATCTAAATCATTATCAGCGGCATCATTTGTAATTAATAATGCACCACCAGCTTGTGAAGTTAGCGCTTCAGTAGCATCTCCTCCACCTGCTTCAGTTGTAGTGATAGTCCACTCGTCTGCATGATATGTGAAAAAATCGTTTGCATATGAATAATATTTAAACGGGTCTAAGTATGGGTACTCAAATAATGGATTCCCTGGAATCTGATTTGATACTCCATTTCTAAAATGTGTAGTCGGCATATGAACAGCCCTCCTTTAAGGCCAGTGAGATAAACTCACCATTCATGTTAGTTTGAGGGGGCACTCGTTAAAATGCCCCCCTAGGTTTTTAGCTTGGGTTTGATGCCCAAATACCACGCCAGTCAGAGAACCCAAAAGAGTATCTCTCTCTAGCTTTGTATCTTACGTTTCCAGTTTCAAAGTCGCCTTCCATGGAAGTAGCAATTCCAGCTCTGTTGAACATTTTCATTCCGTGTGGAGAATCTGTTCTAATGAACCATCTTTTGCTGCCAGTAAATCTGTGATTTACGTGGTATCCACCAGGTAGCATACCTTTAGATACTAATGCATTCACATCGTTATCTGCAGTTGCTGGTCTGTATGGAGACGCTAATAGTCTTTCCGCAACGAATACTAACTGTCTTGGAATGTGTAAAGTTTTACCT